TGCTGCCGTCCTTGGTTGGCGGTTCGTTTCTGGATAGCGCAGAGGAACCCTACGACAACCTTGTTTCAGCGATCAGCGGTATGGTTGGTCAGCGTTTGCTCAACTCTATTGACGAAAACCTTGTGTCTGCCAACACGGAGGGTATGTCAAAAGAGCGCCGCAAGGAGTTTCTGGATTCCATTAAAAAAATGCTCACGGCATCAAAAGAGCGGGCAGAAAAAGCGGTAACTGAAAACCGTCCGGTGACAGAGCGTATCTACCATGTCATTCCAACATCAAGCACCAACCAGCTCACACAGATAAGCCAGTTCAGCGGCACGAGCGGCAACGCCTCTATGTCGGTGGAAGATATTTTGTTTCACGCAAAAATACTGGCTGGCACGCTGGGCATAGACCTATCCATGCTGGGCTTTGCGGATTTGCTCTCAGGTGGACTTGGTGAGGGCGGCTTTTATCGCATGAGCGCGCAAGGCGCAGAGCGAAGCCGAATCATTCGCACGGGACTGCAAAACTTCTTTCACGATGCCATCGACCTGCACACGCTGTACAAGTACGGCTGGGTTTTTGATCCCAAAGACAGACCGTATGCAATCAATTTTTACGGGTCGATCAGCGCGCTTGAGAACGAAAAAGCTGCCTCAGCCATGCAGAAAATGAATGCGGGCGGCATATTGGTGCAAACCCTTGACGGGCTGAAAAACCTTGGCTTGCCAGAGGGTGCAGTCGATCAGCTATTAGAAAAAGAGTTTGGTATGGATACAGACATGGCAAAACTGCTGGCTAGTGGCATCACCAAAGCGGCAGCGGGCGGCGATGCTGGAATGGGAGGCGGGTTGCCGCCAGAGGAATTAGAGGGTGACATAAATGGCGAATAAAACAGGCACTATCACATTCAATGTAACAGAGCGCGGCAGAAAGTTTCGCGGGCAAGAGCGCAACTTTGACACAGCGGTGCTGGCACAGCTTATCAATAGCGCAGAAGTGCAGGAAAAGGTCAGTCACGGCGATATGGTCGGCTATTTGGGTCACTGGCCTCGCATCAAGTTCGGCATGAACCCTAGTGAGGGCGGCATTGTTGACGGCAAGGCGGTGGCGCTGGAGCCAGCTATTCGCACGGTGCGCATCAAGGCGTATCCAGACGGCACAATCGAACACGAAGCAGAGTTCCTTGATACCGCGCCTGGCAAGATGGCAGCGCGGATGCACGCGAGTAAAACAGGCGGATTTTCCAGTGCCATTGATACGCGCCGCATAGCTGACAAGCAATCGCCCACAGGTTTTTACGGGTTCGATTATGTGCTGGAGCCGAATTACACGCATAACCGTGGCTATGCAATGGCATTGGATGGTGTGTTTGATGATGAAAGTGTGTTTGACGCAATTTCAGAGCAGCAACAGCTTGTCGCTGTGTTCGATGGCATGTTTGACCAAGTGCAACAGGCTTACGACAGCCTGAAAGCAACGCTGGATACTGTGCTGCAAGAAAACGAGGGTTTGATCGACCGCTTGGCGATGCTGGGCGGCAAAAAAGAAACGACACTGGATAGCGCAAGCTGCCTTGTCAATGTGGTGCATGGTCGAGTGAAAGGTCACGCGCTAGATGATGCAGACAGCTTTCTTTCTGACAAGCTGGAAGCACTGGAAAAGCCCAAAGACCTCAGCGCGAAAGATCCTGTGATGGATGCTGTAGGTGATTTGCTGGATAAGCGATTTGGGTTTATCTGATAGATGAGCGGCTTGCAGCATGACAGCGAAGGCTTTTTAACAGGCGGTATCGCAAAGGTCGATAAAGGCGCTATCTCGCGCCTGCTGTCTGTTATGTCGTCTGTCAAAGGCGATGTGACGGCGATTCGCAAGGCGTTAGAGGGTGGCGTTGCTTCTCCCAAGCGATCTGGCAATGCAAATGCCTCGCCTTCGATCAGAAAAATAGCCGGTCAAAGCCCAACGGCTTTTGCGGGCGCGCAGCGCGATGCCAAAGGACGATTTGTAAGCGGCAGTAGTCGCCAATCTCCAAACTCTGCCGCTGATTCTTTGGCAACCAAGCAACAGGCTGCCGTGGTCAGTGCGTCCTCAAGGCTGGCAAAGGCTATTGAGCGCGAGAAAGACGGTCGATTCAAAAGCAAAGACGGCGAAAGCAATAATGATGGCGGCGGTGAAAAAGCCGGATTTTGGTCTCGCCTCAAGGATTCATTTTCCGGTCTAGGCGGTGACGGCATTGATGCCTCTGGGGTTGGTGATGCAGCGGCGCAAATAGACCCCGCTGCCGCTGCTGCTGGTGAAGTGGCTAGTGCCGTTGCGCCTATAGCGAGAATGGGCGGCGGGCTGTTCCGATTCTTCAAAGGCGACAAACAAGAAAAAGCTGAGGAGAAAGTCGCCAAAAAAGTCCATGTGCCTTGGTACAAGAAGCTGCTAAAAGCCAGCAATGACAATGCGGGCGATGCGGGTGGCGGTGGTGGCCAGCAGCAGCCGAGTATGCTGTCAGGAATAATGAGCAGTATTGGTGGCATGGTGTTGCCAGCCCTTGCGGTTGCCGGTGCTGCAATGCTTGGCACTTCAATAGGCACATGGATTTACGAAAAGTTCGCACCTCAAATAGCCACAGCGATTGATGGAACCGTTGAGTTTGCTAAAAAATCATGGGATGCAGTAAAGACTAAATGGGACGAGATTGCAGGCGGGTGGACGGCGCTCACTGATGATATTGGCAAGGCATGGACTTCAATAACTGACGCGATTGGTGAGAAGTTTGACATTGTCAAAGATGCCGTTGTTGAGACTTACGACCAAGCGCGAGATGTGGCTTCACGCGGAATAGAAACCGTAATCGAAGGGACAAAGGCCGCCTACAACACTGCGCGTGACGGCGCATCCCGTGGAATAGAAACGGTGGTTGAGGGCGGTAAGTCCGTCTATAACAAAAGTGTTGACGCAACCAGCAGAGGCATAGAAGCCACTGCCAATGCTGCCGCGTCTGCAAAAGACTGGGTTTTAGGCAAAACTTCTAGTGTGTTCGAGTCAGGGAAGAGCGGCGCTGCAACGGTGTCAACAGGACGGGGCGATCACGGCGGGGCTTCGTATGGCACTTACCAGCTATCCTCCAGCCAAGGCACGCTAAAAAAGTTTTTGAACTCATCGAAATACGGCGAACAGTTCCAAGGGTTAACGCCTGGATCGAAAGAGTTTAATGACAAGTGGAAGTCTATTGCTGCTAGTGACGATCAATTTGGCAATGCGCAACATGACTTCATTCAAAATACGCACTACAAGCCACAAATGGAAAAATTGGCTGCCTCTGGAATTGATTTATCCAAGAGAGGCTCTGCTGTTCAGGATGCGGTTTGGAGTACCTCTGTTCAGTTTGGCGGGAAAACTGGGCTGATAGAAAAAGCCTTGGGCGGCAAAGATGTGTCGAAAATGTCGGACACCGATATAGCGAATGCCATCCAAGATTACAAAATAGCTAACAACGACAAGTTGTTTAGTAGTTCCTCAGCGAATGTGCGGGCTGGCACTATGAATCGTGCCGTTAAGGAAAAGGCGGCGTTGGCGGCACTAAGCCAAGCGCCTACTGTAGCTCAGACTGAAAGCCTGCCAAGCGCCGCCCCGTCTACCGCCAACCAGGTGATACCTCCACCGCCGCCCCCGATGATTGCATCCAACGCGACCGATAAAGGAAAAGCCCCACAAGCGCCGCAACTGATACCCGATAACATGATTACTCAGAATCTCAGTGATCGCAGTGCTGCACAGGTGGTAACGGGCGGCATAGGCTTTCAGGGCAGTAGAGCGTAATGGAAAACAAGGTAACAGGGCTTGAGGTGCAGGGGATGGTGCGGCATTGGTTGTCTGTGCCGCCTAACGGCTACCTTGGGTCTGGATATGGCTCTGACCCGCATGAGCTATTGCAAAAGCCGGTGACGGCTGGGCTAGGCGATGCGTTGCTGGACAAGATGCGCCTTGATATTCCTGTGATAGATGGAATTGAGGGCGCAGTAAATCTTTACCTGCAAGACACGGAACACGGCAACACCAAGCGGTTGTTGGTGGAGGTGTTTGACAGCCTTGTAACGGTAGACAGCATGAGAAATGTGACATGAAAACGCTAGAAGATTTCAAAACAGGCATTTCTGATGCTATCTCGCAATATCCAGAGGCAGCGCAGTTCTACAAAGCACGCGATCCGCGATTGCTGGCAAGTCTCGATGCGATGGCAAACATGCTGTACATGCTATCCGCTGAGATGGATGTGCAGGCAGCCGAGCCATTTACCAAAGCGCGTGATGTGACGGTATTGGCAGACGCTTCAATCAAAGGCGTGCTGCCTTTCGGCAAAGCGTTGAGAGCCAGTATCAAAATCACCAATGCAACCACAACAGCCTTTGCTGTTGAAACGGGTCGAAAGCTGCAAGACACGCAAGGGCGCAGTTATGTAACCGCCTTGGGCGCAACCATACCGGCAAGTGGCTTCAACTACATTGAGGCTGTGCAACAGTCCGAAGAGTCTTTTGTGCATACGGTGTCGGCTAGTGTGCCGTTCTACCAAATACAGATACCGCCTAGAGAGGCAGGGAAATACATTACTGCGATCAAGGTCGATGGTGAAACTTACCCGTTTGAGTATGTGGCTGACTTTGTGAATGTTGGCGTGGGGGATAAAACCTTTCACCTTGATACAGATGAGGCGCGCAGGCTTTTTA